AAAGAAAAAAATAAAAGTGAATAGCCTTTTATTTCGTTCAGACGGGAGCCAATCCCTCGAATTGTCTGACTTTGCCGCAATGATTCACGGCTAAATGAATCACTGGTGATGGCTTTATATCACAAAATCAAAAAGGGCGCTAGTGTTTCATAGCGCCTTAGAGGTAGAGCAATAAACACACCTCCTTGTGGGAGGCGGTTTACATTAACATAGCCTACCGCTTATATCTGGCTTGACGTGCCGCCATGTCCTCAGCATTACGCGCTGCAATGTACTCTTCTGTACTCATTTGGGAGTAGTCTTTAGCATTCCCCGGCGTGTTTCCTACCACAGAGATAGGCTTGATCGGCGTGGGCGTGTTGCTAATCTTGCGTGGTGCGCGGTTGATTATCTCGGCCAGCCTCATTCCAGCCTGTATGGGGTGCATGTTCGCTATTTCATACGCAACATCGAGGTTTTTTCCAAGTGTATACGCGATTTCAGGTCCATTATCCAAGCCCAGCAGCGCTTGTCGAATGGTCTGATTCTGCGCGAGCATAGGATCAGACGTAATTTGTTCAATCACCCCGTCATAATCGCTGTATCTGGCTCTCGCAGCGGCCTCTGCCGTCTCCAGCTTACGCTGTTGCTCGGCTAAAGCCTGACGCTGCATGGTTTCCTGTTGCTCTTGCTTAACAGCCTCGATAGCCTCCATCTTGGCTGATTCGCGTGTGTACGCCATCATGTCCCGCATATAGCGGGGATCGAACTCTCCGCCCACATAATCATCAGCGTTTGGTGCAACAGGGCCTTGGACCGCCTGTGGTGCGTTATTTTGCGAGAATTGGCGCAATAGATGCTCTTGTTGCTCCAAAACCTTTTCAAGCCTCTCGGCCTGTCTGCGGGCCTCATGCTTGTCTCGCGTTAGCTCGTCGATCCTGCGCTTATACCAAGGGTCTTTTTCGGCCTTAGGCTCAGGAACTTCCTCACCTTCCGGTTGTCCAGCGTCCTCCACTTCCACCGGGTTTTCATCGGTGAGTTCGGCAGGTACATTGTCAACAATTGCTTCTGCTGTGCTTTCGATAATGTCATCGCTCATATATGCCTCTTACTGTTGTTGTTCTGGCTTCTGTGCGCCCGTTAGCGCGGCGGTATCTGGTTTCCGTGTCATTGCCCCGGGTCCACGTGTAGCGCCTTGTGGTGCGCCTTGTGGTGGCTCTGGTGGGGCTTGCATAGCGGATTGCATGGCCTGTTGCTCTAACTGCTCGAATTGAGCGTCTTCCTCCGCGAATGTGGGGGTAGTTTGACCCAGCATCTTAATCAGATTGGCCTGAATTAGCTGCTCCAATCCTGTGGTTTGCGTCATCAGTCCGGCCTCTGCTTGCATTCGCTTAGTCTGACTATCAAACCATTCACGTTCCTTGTCTTGGATGGCCAGTATCCGCTCATCACGCAAATACTGGAGTTCCTGACTCATTTGCTCCATTTGGCTAGCCATCTGATCCATCATGCGCTGAGCCTGAATAACGCTAGGATCAACCTTTTCTCCTTGTGCTGTTGGCTGTAATTCAGGTGGTAACAGCATTTTCAAACGCTTGGAGATTTCCTCTGCTCCAGGCCAGTCCATGTTCTTCATCATCAGGTCCCCGACGGTCTGGAATAGCTGCGGGTTAGACTCTGTGAGGGCTAGCATCATATTAGCCGCTTCATCGCGCTTTGTAGCGTAGCTAGGACCAGCATCACACACCACGTCATACTCGCCTAGACTGAGATTATAGATACTATCTATCTCAGGATTATCAGTGCCCGTTGAGGCCTGCTGTTGATTAGGGTCAATCTGTACCTCACGTGGAGTACCGTCCTCACCCAATATGCGCAGGACTCTAGCTCTGTCATAAACCTTGGGGGTCATGTCAAGAACGATTCTACCGACCTGCCGAATGGAGCGATTCAGGTTATCTTGATAATGGAAGTTGCCGACTTCGGACTGCTTCTGGCGTAGCAACAAAGCGCGTCCCGAGGTTTCGTTAGACTCACCACCTAAGCTGGGCTGATAGATGCCCATTGACTGCATGATGTCATTCTCTGCGAGTTGCAGAGCTTGCATGATGGCTGGGCTAGCCTGCGGGGGCATGGCGCGTTGTGGGGGGCCTACAGGTGTACCAGCAATGCTAACGGGATCATACTCAAGATAGGCGAGAGACTCTTTATTAGCGCGTCCCCAATTGGGATCACTCTCAAACTGTCCAGCAACCCCGACAAAAGGCGCTTTGGGCGCTAGCGCTACATTCTCTGCATTGGCTGAAAGATAGTAGTTGTAGAGCCTCTGAGCGTCCTTAGCATTGCGTACAAGGCCGGAGCGGTAACACTTACCTTGCAGCCACACCTCATGTCCAACAACGGGCACAATGGGAATGTATTTAGTAGGCACCTCGGTCTGTTCCAGCACCTTATCACCAATGCACTTAGCCCACATGCACCGCTTGACGAATGTGGAGCGCGTCTGGCCTGATTCTGGGTCTTGTATCTCTGCTGGCTCATGATCTATCCAGTAATATTCCGCAATGCGTACACTGTCCTTTGTGTACCAGCCCTGCATATCACCATTGCCAGCCGCATCGAAGTTAGTCTCGTCTACGTCTGGATATAAGCGCCTAAACTCATCTTTCGGTATCTCTTCAGCTATGATCGCCCAGCAAGCGTCTGAGCCATCTGGTGACTTGCTATGCGGGTCATAATAGACCTTGAACGGATCAGGAATGCGGTCGATATATATTTCTTGATCGAAGCTAGTATCACTGGACCAATCGTTACGGACTCGGATATAACCAAGGCCAGTGTCAACCTGCCACTCTACGGCTGTGTCATACGCGATGGCTGCATTACTATTATCCTGTATGTGATGAACCAGCCCCATCAAGACTTCTGCTGTTTCTTGGTCAGCGCCGCTAGACGCTGGCCGAATGCGAATGCTTGGGGTATTCTGCCGGATTTCATTGACGACACGATCACGGAACTGCAATAGCCGATTGACTACTAGCATGGGCCGCTCTTTACCGGGGCGATTACGGTCATATTTCGCGTATTCGGCCCACTGGTCCCCTAGTCTGGCAAACCTAATATCATCAAGCATCTCTTGACGATTGACAGACGAAAACTCAGACGCTAAGTTAAATCGCTCTCTGATTTCCTTGAGCAATTTTTGCTCTGCGTCGTTTTGATCCGTGTCGCCAATGCTATCAAGATTGCCTTTAAAATTATCCATACTGAATCCTGTAGGGTTGATATTTAATCTCTGCTGCTCTATCACACCATCCACGTACCCGGGCCAGCGTCCGGATGACGTTTGCGCTGGATATTATCATTGCGCATAGAATCTATGGCGGTGGCTAGATACCTGAATGCGTCAGCACCGTGACTATATTCATCATGTAACGGGCTAGTCGGTTGGTTTGTTGTAGCATTGATCGAGCGTCTATAACGCTTTAGGCACTCCTGTAATCGTGCTGTTTTCTCTTTGTCCATCCATACACGCGGGAATAGTAACCTACTCAAGCGTATACCATGCTCTACATCACCAATCGGAATCACCTCAACAGACCATCCTAGCTGAGTCATAATCTCTGCGGCTGATTTACCTGTACGATAGTCCTTGCTGACAGCATCATGCGGTAAGTATACCTTACCCCAGTTATAGGGGCGCTGTTTTAGTGTGTTGCTGTACCAATCGAGCGTCTGATGCGTTTCCTCGATATAGTCAATGATGCGGGCTTCTGATCCAGACTTTTGCACCATGATAATAGTCATTGCGTCATTCCATCCCAAGTCAAACACGCAATGAGTCTTCAGGACTGGATCATGTGATACGCGAGTAATTCTATGGTCATCAATCAATGCTTGGTACTCGTCAGCATAGATAGCCCCGTCAACGACTGTTTTAGGCTTACCTTCCCATATATTGTCATAGTCCTTGGGGTTATGAGCCTTACAGTGTAAACGCTCTTTGTCGAGGACCTCAGGGAACCAGGGATTATCTGACCAGTTGATCTTGAGCAGCAATGAATCGTCCGGTTTGTTGACGACAAACCGGACGTAAGTATCATCTGTATCAAGGTCTGGATTCATGCTAACCCAGATTTCAGAGTCAGGCTTACGGATAGTGGGGATCAAGATATCCCAAGACTTTTTAGAGACTGTCTGTGCTTCTTCGATCCAGCATCTATCACAGCCTTCAAAGGACTTGATAGATTCAACAGTGTGGGTTGCTAGGCCAGCAAAGGAGAAGGTTGTACCGTTCAATCCTCTTATTTCAGATTCTGTGACTGTGTAGAAGTAACCAAGCTCTAATGCTTGTATCTGATCGACTAAGAGAGTGTGAACGGATTGCTTGATAGACTTCTGTACCTCACGTGCACAAAGGACGCGCATTGTATGCTCTGCACCTTGGATCAACAGAGCGCGTGCGAAAGCCCACGATTTACCTGATCCTCGTCCACCATAAGCTATCTTGTACCTATAAGGGTCGAATACACCCTTTAGCTTGGGGGGAAAATTAACGATTGTTTCTAGGCTAGTCAATGATCACCAGCATTCGTGCTAATAAAACTATGTTTTTATTGCAAGCATCGCAACACGATCCTTTTGTCTTAATGGGCCAAGGATTATTTAATGCTGGAACTGCTTCGCAGAAACAGCATCCCCCACAAATCAATGCCTTAATCCAATGCGTAAATCGGTGTAATCTGTTAGTCGCCAAACTTCACCTTAACAGCGTGTTGAATCGGTCCACCATCTGAGCCAGTGATCTGTTTCTTCTCTACATAAATACCGGAGGCTTTGCCTCTTAATTCTTCCGCTTTAATAGCCGCTGCCACTTGCCCGTTGTCTAAAGCTATCTGAGCAAGCTCTTTTAGTCGCTCCATGTGCGATTCTAGCGTAATCATAGCTTTCTCCGCTATCGGTTTCCTCAATTCACCAACCCTTGTGCGAACATGGGGCCTTGCCATGATCTTAGAAGCCTCTTGATTGACTGTCTCAGGCTTTGTTGTTGGCCTTACTTTAACAGCGATTCGATAGGCATCAGAATAGTTCATTCCTGACGCAACGGCCACAGCAAACGCTTCCTCTTTAGGTGTAAGTGAATTCAATGCCGTATCAAAGCTCTATGTCTACTTTGCTATCTTCACTCATTATAATCCTCTTCTACTTGATCAGCCATCATCCATAGCTGCAACGCTAAATTTCGTGCGGCTTTAACGCTCATCAAATGAGCAGTTACTGATTTATCACTAGTTAATTGCAGCATAACACGCTCTTTTGAATTTGCTTCGCCTGGATTATCAATGTGAAATCCCACGCTACATGAAAGTTCACTCATCATCAGACCTCTCTAACCATTGATCGCAACTATGATCCGCTGAAACCTCAATAGGTTCTTGAAAGTGATCCAGTGCGCAGTTTCCTAAACGATACTCAGTCCTAATAATGTCATAAAACTCGCAATACTCGCAAGTCTTATGGATTATGTTTCTTGATTCCATCTTCCTGTCTCTTCATTAGCGTAATCACAGCTAGAATGTTCCACGCTGCATGATACAAATGATCAAGCCCAGATTCCTCATCAATCCCATCACTGAGCAAGTGTCTCCACATCGCATCATTATATCTTTCTATTGCGTTGTCAACTAACAGCCAATTCCCGCGAGTATATTTCTTTGCGCCGAACGTACCGACCTTCATTACTTCGGTCAGTGCTGGTGCGAAATCTTTAAGCAATGATGCCATCACCTTGTTGTCATCATGCTTATATCCGAACTCTTGTTTATTGCTCATTGCTTTATGTATTATTATCTCCCGTAAGCCCTCATAACCTTTGCGAGTCCCGGCTTACACTCTTTCAGCTCAGGACATATCCCATTTCTGTACACACAAACCGGAACCATGTGATCTGATAAGGCTGGGTCAACCTTCTTCATTGCTTTCTTCAGCTTCATCCACACTGAAACAGTCTCAGGAGCAGAAGCATAACACAATCGCTTCAGGCTCATGTTTATCGCTGCCTGAGCGTTGATAAACATTCCATGATTCACGGGTGTATACCGAGTTTCCTCACCATTGCCTCCGCGATCCTTCCTGTTAGATTCTACAAAGTGGCTCACGCCGACATTATGCCTCACCAAGTGTACACTAACCAATGTATAGATGTTCTGCAACTCGATCCAGAATGTTTGCGTCCTTGCGGGTGAGTGTTCGCATCTGTATATCTTCTCTAGCGTCATCTCGCTAGGCTTCATGCCGGGCTTGCGTGTCATGTCGCAAGCTCTGCGCATGATCCGCTCATCGACCAGCTTTTCTATGTGGATAGTTGTTTTCATTCTGGTTCGGGTCTGGTGTAGAGAGGGATAATTGGATTAGGGCTATCGTGATGCTCTTGATATCTTTTCTTGTCCATACAAACCCAACGGCTGTAAGACCCATCCTGTAGTTCTGTTTCAACTATCCACGCAACAGGTTCCGCTTCCGTCTTGGCGGCTAAGAAATCGCGGATTTCTTGGATTATTGGTGGGATCTCCCAAGTTGCCAATGATGTGCAAAACTCTAGGCATAGTTTGTCGTCTTGAGCAATTAACTCATCAAGTGCCCGTCTCAGAAGATCGCGTTCTCTTGTCATGGGTGTTAAGTCAGCATTAAACTTGTCAGCAAACTTCTTGCACAGAGCTTCAAACTCGGCTTTTGTTAGTAATATGTTACTCATTGCCTTCCTCCAGCATTTGCAACGCGTCTCTAATCTGCGCTCCTATTCGATCCAGTTCAGGAGTCCAGCCATCACTTCCAAAGTCTGACTTAACCAATATCTTCAGCGGATCAACCAGTTGGTGAGGGTCTCTTTGGAGATCGTCTCCAGCAGCAATAATAATCCCCTGCATCGCCTTAGCCGCAAAGTAATCACGCAAGGTCATGCCGCTGTCAAATGTCTGGTTCCATGTGCCACATGGTTCGCGCCCCTGTTCACACGGGAACGCTGGACCTCCATCTTTAATGCTCATTCTTCCACCTCTATTACGTTGTCTTTCTTAATACATAGCCTCTCACTCCGAGAGGTATTACCTATCATCGTGGAATACTTACTTGGCACTCCGCCTTTTGCTATACACTCTTGCGCAAATCTATTCTCATCATCTGCCATGCCGAGGGACAACAGTATCACCAAGAAAACGACCGCCACAATAACGTAGTCTATTAAGCTCATTTTTCCTCCTTCACAAAGATACCATCACTGGTTAAGTATCCCTTTCTGTCCTTGATCACGCCGTAAGCGTGATCAAGACACTCTAGCATGTTAAGGTTCAGGAAGTCAGCCCCTATGATCATCGTTATAAGGATATCCGCGTAGGCATCCTTTGCTTCTTCTCTATCACCCTTGCTTAACGCCTTCAGAAGCTCGGCCACCTCTTCCGTCGTCTTTATAGCCTGAGCTAACGGGTTGCTGTTAGGAATGATCTTTCTCGCCTCTGCCCATCGGAGGACCTTTAATTCTAATGTCTGAAATGATTCGCTCATTGCTCTTATCCTATTATCTATAGTTATCGTCATCAGTTGCTTTCATTACCAACAGCATTGCAAACGCAACCAATACTGCAATAATAGTAAGCGATATAAACAACTGCTCTCCGCTTATTGAGTCTTCCATTCCTTAATCACCCCCATCGTTTGTCTGATCTTCATTAGTGCCATGTCCGGCATTTCGTTATCAATTGACTGTGCAATGTGATGCACTTGATCAATCAAGTAATTACGCTGCTTGAGTGTATCAGCATTATCTTGAATAGATTCATCATTATTCCACCACTGATCGAAATTAGCCATCCTTCCTCCCATAATCATTCTTTGCTGCCTGATATCCCATCATAAAAGCCGCCGTCAGTTCGTCGTCTAGATGTTTCTTGCACGCTTCTTGCGCGGCTTGCCATGCTCCTTCCGAAATGAATCTGTCCCCAGCATCCAGCGCCATAAGACTCGTTTGTTTTTTCCACCATTCTTCAAACGTCATTATTCCTCCACAAAGCCCTTACCTTTTCCCACTCCCGCTTGTCGCAGTCATCGCCAATCGGCTTCCAATTTGGATTCTGTACGTCCCTATCAAACTCCTGCTCTATGTCGCGCTGTATGATTGTTTTTACATTCTCTGGCCAGTCGCGCCAATTAGCCAGTATCCAATCAACGCATTCTCCGACTATGTATGTGCGCCTCCCCACGCAATACCGCACTGCGGAGATAATCATCAGGCCATTCATGCCATAGGTTTTGTTAAAATCCATCACATTCCTCCTCTGTTGCTTTTCTTATTGCAGCGCAGGCTTTTTTTATAGCTCGTGCTTCCTCGGGTCTATACACTTCGTTGTCTTCCAGAAATGGAAGCACAAGACCCAAAGCCTCCAACAAATCCGGCGCGGCGGCTATCAATCTGGCGTTGGCTTTTACTTCATACCCCGCACCATACGCGCAACCTATTGCTGGCTCGATTGGGATTTGGTTTACGAACCAACTATTACCGCCAACTCTCCAAGGTCCGGGCGTAAAACTGCTCATTGCTTTCTCTTTCTCCGGGGTTAGCTCCATGATGAGCTTGCCATCACGGTAAATTTTTACCGTGTCCCCGTATTCGGTGTAGGTATGAGTCTGCTTCCAAAGTTCTGGATCGTCTTGCTCGGTCATTGCTTTTCTCCTGTTAATAGGTGCCGCCCACGATTACCAGTCGCGGCGGCGTGGTGGTTTTGACAGGTCCACATACCCGATTGTTATTCACAAGCCGATCTTAGGCCGGTTGTGCCGACACAATGCCGAGGACTGTTTGTTTCGGGCGTCCACTCCTATCTACTTGACCCAGTAGCGGGGCCAGATACCGTCTGGCGCGAGGTTGGGTGCCCTCGGCGGTTTGATCGACCTGTCCATTTCAAAAGTTGAAATAGATTGCCGAGGGCAAAAGGGCGGGGCGGTTTTTTTGCTGAGTGACCTCGTTAATGGAAGTCCCGCCCCATAAAGGGTGGGCAGCGGTCGTTTTGTTGAACCGTTAAAAGTAGGTTCCCGCCGCCCGTAACTCATTCGCTGAAACTCTTCGGTAGCGCAGCTTTGCGCTTCATGAACGCCGCGTGGCGCTCTTTCGCCAGGCACCCGCAGGATTTGCTGGCTCCGTTACGCAGTCGGGTGAGTGCGACCCAGCGACGGACGCCACAGTCGCAGGAGCAGAGGGTTTGCCGTGCGGCCTTGACGTGGGTGCCGCCTTTGCGTTCGCCGCCGATGACCTGCCAGCGTCCGTAGCGGGTGCCGGGGTTGGGGACGGGGTGGATGATGCTCATGTTTTCCTGTTTCCGTGATTTGCCTGCCTTGCCTTACCAGTCCGCGCCCGTCCGCGCCAATCCTCGCCGCGCCTCGCCAGGCCTTGCCTGCCTAGTTACGCCACGATGCCAAAGCTGGCGGCGACTTCGGGGGCTTCGTCATCGGGGACGACGCGGAACGTGCCCCAGCCGCAGCCTGCCGATGATTTGCTGTCGGGCCGACCTTCGCAGATGCCGACCTGTAGACCGACACGGGATATGAGGTTAATCACGTCCTGAGCGGTGAATTGGTCAGCGTCGAAGCGCACCTTCAGTTTGCAGGCCCACTTGGGGTAGATGGGACGGGCGCGCACGTCCACCACGCCGGTGGCATTGCGGGTGTGGCTGGTGTTGGTATGCGAGTCGCCGTAAATGCGGACTAGCGGTGTGACCATCTCATGGTCGAAGTCGTCCTGGACGATGAAGACCGAGAGCTTGGCCAAGGTCATTTTGAAACCGACCAAGCGGCACGCTGAAATCATTCCGGCCCTGAAGCCGCTGGCGTTGATGCCTTGCCATTCCTTGGTGCTGTTGTAATACCGGGCCTGATCCGCTTCTTCATCGTAATCACGGGCGGTGCGCTCCTTCTTGGATTTCGCGCTTTTGCCTTCCGCCATTTTTTGCATTAACTCTGCTTTTTTGCTGAATCGAGCAATCACCAGCGGGGCGGTGCCCTGTATCAGCACTTCCAGCGTGTTAAACGCCGGGGGCTTGATGACGATGCTTTCGGTTTTGGTTGTTGCGGTTGTCATGTATATTTGCCTTTGGTTGTGTTTTTAATGCCGTGCTGTCACACGGTGTTTGCGCCATCCTTGGCGAGGTCTGTCCGTGACCGATCCTGCCTTTCCTGTCCTCGCCACGCCGATCCCTGTCGCGCCGATCCATGCCTGCCTTGCCAGTCAGCGCCGGTCCCCGCCGGTCCGTGCCGCGCCAAGCCCCTCCTGCCTTGCTTTGCCGCTCCATTCCGCGCCGTGCCTTGCCCGTCCACGCCAATCCTGCCTTATGCCGGTTCTGGCGCTCTTTCTTCCGTGGCTTGCTGAACCGCTACGCTGAACTGTTCCAGCGCCTTTCTAACGGGCCTATCCAGCCAGGCGGTTTGCCGGTTCCAATACGCAATGCGGTTTTTGATGTCGCGTAGCAGTTCGGCCTTTTGGTCCGCGTCATGCATCACGTCATAACTCAGCCGGTAGCCCCCGCCGTCGATTAGCCGATCAGAGGGCAGGCTGACGAAAGCCCGTACCTCGGTATCAGGCCGCGACTCAATGACGATGCGACATTTCGCAATCAGTGACCGCGCCTGCCAGCGGCGGTAGGCCATCGCCGCCTCGGTGTCGTCCCAGGTGAAGTGCCGATGCAGCGGGCTGTCTTCGGACTGTGCCGCTGCCAGTACCAAATCCACTGTCAACAGCCCTTCGTTTTCTTCCAGCAACTCAGTGAGTGCTTCTTTTTCCTGATCTAGTGCCATTGTTGTCTCCGTTGTTGATAATCCGTGCCTGCCTTGCCTTGCCATTCCAAGCCGCGCCAATCCTCGCCGTGACAATCCTGCCGCGCCATTCCACACCGAGCCGCGCCACTCCATTCCATTCCTGCCAATCCTTGCCAATCCAGTCCACGCCACTCCTTTCCTGGCGCTCCTATCCATCCCTCGCCTGCGATTCCTTGCCTGTCCTATCCTCAACTTGCCGGTCCACGCCAGTCCTGCCTATTCAGCCTGCTGAATCTCTCCGGTTTCCGTGTCCACTGCGATCAATTCCGGCTGATCCATCACCACAAAATCACCATCCAGAACCGAGGCCATGTTTTGCTCACCGGCTTCGGCCTGTCCGTCCAAGGCGGCGGCGGTGGCAAACTCGATGGACAGGGGCAGGTATTTGGCCAAGCGGCGTATGACGGTCTTGCGGCCCATTTCCGGGTAATGGTCTTTCCACGGTCCCCACTGGCCTTTCGATTGCGTGGAGCGCATGACGGCATCCACATCGGATCTCGGCATCACCTCAAAGGCATGACCGCCG